AGGTGCTCGTGAACCACGGCGCCTGCCTCGGCCCGCCGACGATGGTCCTGCAATGGCAGGCCCCGGCCGCGCCCTGGACCCCGCAGCACCCGTGAGCGCCCGTGGCATCATCATCCCGAGGACGACGACGAGAGGACCGCACGATGACCACGACGTACGTCGAGACCAAGATGGTGCCGCTGGCGCAGCTCACCCCCTTCCCGGGCAACGCCCGGCGGGGCAACCAGACCAAGCTCCTGGAGTCCCTGGAGGCCAACGGCCAGTACCGCTCCCTGATCGTCCGGCAGCTCGGCACGGAGCTGGTGGTGCTCGCGGGCAACAACACCATGGAGGCTCTGGAGGCCCGGGGCGACGAGACGGCCCGCTGCGAGATCGTCACCTGCGACGACCAGACGGCCCTGCGGGTCAACCTGGTGGACAACAAGTCGAACGACGAGGCCACCTACGACGACCAGGCCCGCGCGCAGCTCCTGTCCCTGCTCGACGGTCTGGACGGCACCGGCTACGAGGAGGACGAAGTCGACGCGCTGCTGGCCCGGTTCGAGGAGGAGGAGATCGCTCCCCTCCAGGAGGACCCGGCCGCCGCCTACAACGACGACGCCGAGGAGCGCGTGCAGCGGGTCAAGTCCCACGGCGGTGACGACTCCAAGACCATGGAGTCCCGGGGCATCCGCGACATCTTCATCCCCCTGCCCGTGGCGCAGGCCGACGAGCTGGGCAGGCTGATCATGGCTCTGCGCGAGCCGTGGGGCGCGCTGCCCCAGGGGGAGATCCTGCTCATGGCGGCCCGGGTGGCGCAGCGGGTCCTGTCCCAGTCCGGACTGAGCGAGGAGGGCGCAGCCCTGTCGGCCGCCACCGAGGTCTTCGAGCTGGACGAGGACCCGGACGACGATGCCTGAGCTGAAGGCGGGCATGGACTTCCGCAGCCCCGAGCTGCGCCGCGAAGTGTTCCTGCGCTTCTACGAGTGGAGCGTGAAGTACCGCTCCTTCCCCGGCGGGGTGCACTACGTCCTCCCGGCCATCGCCTCGGCCCTGGAGCTGGACACTGAGGGCCGCTACTGGCTGGCCTGGCTGAACGCCAACACCCAGAACCCCGTCACCTCTCTCCTGCTCCTCCAGGCCGCTCCCCGGGTCCGTGACCGGCAGGCGGCCATCGACCTCTGGCGCAGCAGCTACGCCCACCTGGACTGGGACATGGACCGCCGGTACCAGAAGGCCCGGTTCGAGGACGCGCTCAACGGCTACGCCGCCGCCGTCGACTGCTCCTGCACCATGCCCCAGCACCGCTACTTCCGGGAGGGCGGAGGGGACTGGTCCGGCTGGTGGGAGCGCGCCTTCGCCCTGCCGACCATGGGGCGCCTCAGCACGTGGTCGTACCTGGAGTACCTGCGCATCCTGCTCGGCCCGAGCCTGGTGCCGGACGCCGACACGCTGCTGCTGGAGGACATCCCCGGGTCCCGGTCGCACCGCAACGGGCTCGCGCTCGTCCTCGGCCACGAGCACCTGATCGTGGACAAGCAGCTCGGCCAGCCCGGCATCACCGACCTCGTGTACTCCCGGGACGTGCTGGAGTGGCTGGGCTCGGAGAGCTTCCTGCTCTTTGACGAGGCCCGGGAGCGCTGCGGCGCCGGGGCCGACAGGCTCTCCCTGGAGTCCGCGCTCTGCACCTTCAAGGGCTGGCACAAGCCCAACCGCCGGTACCCGGGCGTCTACAACGACATGCTCTACAACCGGATCACCACGGCGGAGAACCGGTGGGGACGCCGCTTCGGCGTGCTGTGGGACGCCCGGCGCGCCGCCCTGCCCGACCGGCTGCGCCTCGAAGCCTCGCCCTACGACCCCGGCCTCGCCCCGGTCAAGCAGAACTGGTACCTCCAGCACGGAGAGATCATCAACATGACGGAGGACTGGTCATGCTTCCAGAACGGGTTCGAGAAGGCAGTGGAGCGGCGGGAGTTCGGGCGAAGGCCCCGGCTCTGGATCTGAGGAACTGGCTCAGCCCGGTACAGGAGCGGGACGGCCGCTGGTACAAGCGCGAGGATCTGTGCCTGCTCCCGGCCGGGGTCAACGGTGCGAAGCTGCGCGCCTGCGACCACCTGATCCGGCAGGGCGCCTCCACCGGGGCGCAGCGGGTCGTCTCGGCCGCCTCGGTCCTCAGTCCGCAGTCGGCCATGGCCGCCGTGCTGGCGCGCCGGTACAACCTGGCCTGCACCATCGTGCTCGGCGGCACCTCGCCCCAGACGGCCTTCCAGCACAAGAGCCCGGCGCTGGCCCGGGAGCACGGCGCCGACTTCGAGTTCATCCGGGTGGGGTACAACCCCGCGCTCCAGCGCCGGGCCTCCGACCTCACGGCCGCCGACCGGCGCGCCTACTGGCTCCAGTACGGCATCACCACCCCGCCCTCCGCCTCGGCCCGCGAGCTGCGGGCGTTCCATCAGATCGCCGCCGACCAGTGCGCCAACCTGCCGGAGCACATCCGCACGCTGGTGATCCCCTTCGGCTCCGGCAACACCGCCGCCGGGGTGCTCATGGGCCTGAACCAGCACCGGCCCGCCGCCCTGGAGCGCATCATCCTCGTCGGCATCGGGCCGGACCGGCGGGCCTGGCTGCGCGACAGGTTCGAGCGGATGGGCGTCAGCCTGCCCCGGTACCGGCACCTGGACCTGCACGGCTCGGGGTACGCCACGTACTCCGACCGCATGCCCGGCCAGGCCGACGGGATCGTCCTGCACCCGACCTACGAGGGCAAGGTCGTCCGCTACCTGGACGAGAAGGCTCCCGACTGGTGGGTCCGGCGGGACGGCTCCACCTGTCTCTGGATCGTCGGAGGGCCGCTCAAGTGAAGCTGCCCCACATCCACTGGCACCGCAGGGCCGGGGTCTACGGCCTGTTCCTGCTCCCGTTCTGGGAGTGCCGGTGCGGTTCCCGCAAGATCGCCACGTCGTACTTCTGAGAGGGATCATGACCTACGCACCGCAGCCCGGCGACATAGGGCTCACCGTCATCTCCGGCTGGGGCAGGTTCATCCGCCTCGGCCAGTGGCTCAACGGAGACGGCTTTGCCGACTTCGAGCACGCCTTCGTCGTCACGGAGGTGGACGACCGGGGTGACGCCCACATCGTGGAGGCGATGCCCGGCGGGGCGCAGCACGTCCGCAACTGGCACCCGGCCGACCGCACGGTCTACCTCCGCTGTCCGGAGGAGCACCGCGAGGCGGTCGCTGCGGCGGCCCGGGGCTTCGTGGGCGTGCCGTACAGCGTGGCCGACTACTTCGCCCTGGCTGCGCACCGGCTGCACATCCCCACCCCGCACCTCAAGCACTACGTCTCCCAGAAGCACAGCATGATCTGTAGCCAGTTGGCCGACGCGGCGGCCATGGAGGGCGGGTGGCACCTGTTTTCGGATGGGCGCTGGCCAGGGTATGTAACTCCTGGTGACCTTTACGCGCTCTATCGGAAGCAGGACGACAGATGACCATGGAAGTCCGACGCCTGTCACAGCAGCGGTACGAGGCCAAGAAGCGCGCAGCGAAGGCGGCGGAGACCTGGCCCTGCGTCCAGTGCGGCTGTCCGATCTCTTGGCTCCCCGGGAACAAGGGTGGCAACCGTCGACAGATCTGCCTGACGTGCGCGCCGGACGATCGCTTCCGGGCTCTGGTGCGCCGGTACGGCGTGGACAAGGCCATGTTCGAGGCCATGCACTTCGAGCAGGACGGCCAGTGCGCCATCCCCTCCTGCACCCGAGAAGCCAAGAGCGTGGACCACGACCACGCCACCGGCAAGGTGCGCGGCCTGCTGTGTCAGGGCTGCAACGTGGCCGTCGGGTTCCTGGAGTCGGCCGAGTGGATGCAGTCCGCAGGCCAGTATCTGGAAGAGGCACGCGCATGATCAACCAGCTTCTCTACCTCGTCGGCGCGCCCGGCGTCGGCAAGTCCACCGTCGCCGGGCACCTCACCGCACGCTGGGACCGCGAGCTGATGCGCGGGGTGCCGGTGCCGCACAGCCGGATGCTCCACCCGGTCAGCCGCCGTCTCGTCGGCCTGGAGCTGGGGGTGCCGCGCCCCGACTTCCCCGGCACGGACGCGCTGGCCATGGACGTCGGTCCCCGCGCGCTCCAGTTCCTGAGCACGCAGATGGTCCCGTTCGCCCTCGGGGAGGGCTCACGGCTGGCTACGCAGCCGTTCATCGGCGGCCTGGCACGAGCGGGCGTCGACATCACGCTCGTCCGTCTGACGGCAGATGAGGAGCTTCTGACCGAGCGCTGGCGCGCCCGGGGCTCCAAGCAGTCCCCATCCTGGCGCAAGGGTGCCGCCACCCGGGCCACCCGGCTGACCGAGTGGTTCAGCTCGGGCCTGGCCACGTTCCCCGGCCGGTGCACGCTGCTCGATCTCGACGTCACCGAGGCCGAGGCGCACGACACCGCCGACCGCATCCGGGACGTGTTCCCCCTCGTGGACCTGAGAGAATCAGCCTCATGATCAGCCTCCGCACCCGCACCCGCGCCCCGCAGGCCGAACTGGATCAGAAGGTCGGCAAGGTGCTCGGGGACGACAGCTACAACGTCCTGCTGACCGGCCCGAGCCGGGTGTTCATGCCCAACGGCAAGCTGCTCTGCGTCTACCTGCCCGGGGCCATGAAGGGCTTCGTCACCGAGGAGCAGTACGACATCCTGCACGGGCTGCGCAGCCAGCGGACCAACAACCGGGGCAACGCCTCGGGCTCCCAGGCCATGCACGTCGGGGACCAGAAGCGGCAGTACTGGATGCACGTGAGCAGCAACATCCTCGGCGCGTTCGACCCGGCGGGCAGCTACAAGTTCTGTCGCCTGACCTCGTGGACGGGCTCCAACCTCCCCGCCTGGCAGGCGCTCCAGCCCGCCCTGGCCCGGGTCGGGCAGCAGCTTGCGGAGCACGTGCCCGACCGGTACGAGGCGCAGATGGAGGAGATCCGGCAGACGCATCAGGACTGGGTCGTGCCGGGTACGCCCTTCACCACCATCACGGTCAACAACACCTATCCGACCGGCATGCACCAGGACAAGGGCGATCTCGACAAGGGCTTCAGCACGATCTTCGTGCAGCGCCGGGGGCAGTACACCGGCGGCCGGTTCGTGTTCCCGGAGTTCCGCGTCGGCGTCGACCTCCAGGACAACGACCTGATCCTGATGGATGCGCACCAGTGGCACGCCAACACGGCCATCACCTGCGCCTGCGGCCGTCGCACGGTGCGCTACTGCGACGACTGCGGAGCCGAGAGGATCAGCGTGGTCAGCTACATGCGGACCGCCATGGTGCGCTGCGCCTCGGAGGCCGAGGAGATCAGAAGGGCGCAGAATCACCGTGAGAAGTTCAAGGGCGCGGGCCGCTAGCTCCTAGAAAGGTTAGGGATCATGGGATCTCCAGCGTGGGACAACGCAGGCATGGCCCGGGTGGAGGCGCGCCGGTGGAAGGCCGTCACGCTGGCCAACCGTGGCCTCACGCACCGCATGATCGCTGAGCAGATGGCGGCCGACTACGCCGACGGCCTGTCCGTCGAGCAGGTACAGGCGCAGGTCGCCGTGGATATCAGCCGGGCCCTCAAGGAGTACCGGCGCCGGGTGGACCATGGGATCGAGGAGAAGCTGACGGCGGCGAGCCTGAGACTGAACGAGATCCGTCGCCGCCTGTACGCCGTCATCGTGGCCGATCACTTCGTGCTGTCGGCCGGGTCCATCGTCTACGGGCCGGACGGCCAGCCGCTCAAGGACAACGGCCCGGTGCTGGCCGCCCTCGGTCAGCTCCGCGCCCTGGAGGAGCAGCAGGCCCGGCTGGAGGGCACCAACGCCCGGGAGAAGATCGACATCGCCCTGGAGCGCCGAGTGGACGAGGAGGCCAACGACGTCGTGGAGGCGATCCTGGCCGGGTTCGCGGCGGTGCCCGAGCTGGAGCCTGCCACGCGCCAGCGGGTGCTGGAGGCCGCCGGGGCGCACCTGCGGGGCACCGACGGGCCGGACGACGACATCCCCGACGCCGAGATCGTCGGCGAGTAGCCGTATATCCATACCGTGCCGCACCGCGCCCCGAATGTCCGATTTAGTAAAACCACTCCCTGACCTGGGTGATTGCGAACTCGGAGGGGGTGGTACAGGTGTGAGGGGTGGGCTCCGATCGCTTCGGAGAGGGCAATCTCCGCACGCCGCTACGCTACGGACCGGTAACCGGGTACTTCGGCTACGCTCCGGACTGTATCGGTATACGCAAACCGGTATAGCAAAATCGACCAGGGAAGGCACGATCATGACGCACCGGACCATGACGTCCCCGCTCACCACGGCACCCGACGACGTCATGACCGAGGTCGGCTCCGTCGCCCTGGAGCCGTTCCGCGACTTCGAGTTCGATCTCCAGACCAACCGGCTGCGTGTGGCCGGG